GAGGTGGTGTAGAAAACTAAGTCCACACTCAGCCAGTTTCAATAAAGGTATGCGTGTTGCTCAAAGGCAATTAAAGAAACGGGGTAAGACTACTAGACTTAGGAAGGTCAAGTAATGCCAGTATACAAAACAAAAACAGGATACAAGTGGGGTAAATCAGGAAAGGTTTACTCTACAAAACAACAAGCACTTGCTCAGGCTAGGGCTATATACGCTTCAGGTTACAAAAAGAAAAAGAAGCGTAACTAAGACTACATAAATAATAGTCTTAACAACAACTACTCCAAAGGAGGCACGCGACATGAGCGAACAAGAAATCATGGCAAACCAAACAGCAACTGATGCTGAAGTATCAACAACTGAAAATCAGGCAACATCAAACGCTAAAACTTACACTCAAGAAGAGTTTGATAATCATATGGCAGGATTGAAATCCAGCATTGCCAAGAAGTATGAGCGTCAACTTGAAGAGTTAGGTGATATAGAAGAACTTAAACAATTAAAAACCAAGGCTGAGAAGCAGAAGCAGGAAGAGCAGATCAAGCGTGGTGAGTTTGAGAAAACACTTCAAGAATTAGCGGCTAAAAAGGATAGTGAAATCCAAAAGAGAGACAGCATCATCAGAGAATACAAGGTTAATACGCCAATTGTAAATGCGGCGGCAAAATATCGCTCTGTAAATCCTGAGCAGGTTAAAAGTTTATTAGCTAACCAAGTTAGACTAAATGAAAATGGTGATGTAGAAGTTGTTGGCAATGATGGGGCGGTTCGTTACAATGATGACGGAACACCTGCTACTGTTGATCAGTTAGTTGACGGTTTCTTAAAAGAAAACCCACACTTTGTTCAACCTACTCCAGCTACTTCAAATACTCGATCAAGTGTAAGTGGTAACACTAGCACAAAGGTTGATGTCTCTAAATTAGATATGACTAATCCTAATCATAGGAAACAGTATGCTGAGGCCAAAGCAAAAGGCCTAGTATAAGGTTTAATTTAATTTAATTTAAAGGAGTATATTTGAAATGGCTTATCCATCAAATTCAAATACAAATATTAACTCTGAGTTATATGCTAGACTAGTAGCGGCGGCACAATATGCGGCTTACGAGTCAAGCATTGGTCGTCAATTAGTTACAACATTTGACATGCCAGCAAACTCAGGTAAAGTGGTTCAAGTGCCAGTATGGTCACAAATCTCAGCAACGAATATTACTGACGAAGCGGCGGCATCAGCACTAACAACAAACACAACTGAAGCATTAATCACAATGACAGAACACGTTGTCTATCATCAGGTTACTGACATGTTAAAAGATTCAGCATACAGCGATGTATTAGCTGGCCTTGGTAATCAATCAGGTATGGCTATTGCTGAGTCAATGGACACTCAACTATTTGCTTTATTCAACTCACTTTCAGCTAACTCAGTTGGAACAGAAGATTCAAAAATCACAGTTGACAACGTTTTTGAAGCAGTTCAGAAACTACGTGACGCTAAAGTAACAGGTCCATTATACGGTGTTATCTCACCAAGACAAGCATTACAACTTAAGAAAGAATTATATCTAGCTGGTGGCACAGTTGCTTCACCTGCTGGTGCTTTCGCTAATGCTGTTCTTGAAAGAGGCTACATCGGAACCTTGGGTGGCGTACAGTTATTTGAATCTACACTTGTTAAACAAGACTTAGATACAGATACAGACACTGAAGAAAACGCAGTTGGTGCTATCTTTGCGGCTTCAGCATTTGGTCATGCTATGCGTGGCGGTGTAACAGTTGAAGAACAGCGTCAAGCGGCGGCTCGTGCTACTGATTTAGTAGTTACAGGCGTAGCTGGTGCGGCTATCTTACAAGATACACATGCGTGTAAATTAGTTGGTTCAGCAACAGACTAATTAGGGGGTTAAGTTTATGGCTTTCATTACAAGTGGACAAACAGTGGTAAGTTTCGCTGAATACGATGATGTAGAAACACGAGACCAACGTCTGTTTGAATCAAATGAAGGCGTAACTGCGGACTATGTTGATGAAACACTGGAACGTTCTACAGAACGTATCCTAAGTTTATTACGTTCAACCGATTGGTGGGCAAGTTATTATATTCGCCAGAGTGGGGCAAATATTAGCACACGTGCTGATATTCCAGGCCCAGATGCCAGCAAAATTATAGATCGTAAGAATGATTTTACAGACCTATGTGTATATCATAGTTTGTATGAATATATTCTTCCTAAAATTGCTGACTTTAGTGACGAAAATAATGCTGAACGCCAGAAGATTGGTTATTACCAGCAAAAATTTAACACATTGTTTAATGAGTTAATCACAGCTGGTGACTGGTATGACTATGATGATGACGACACTGTTGAATCATCAGAAAAAACACCAGGTATCGTTAGTCTTAGGAGAGTTAGATGAGAACTGAAATCTTAAGTTACTTAGACTCTAACTTCAGCGTTACAGGTTTTTCAGTAACTGAGGAGTTACCCTGGGATTCAAATGGGCAACCATTATATCTCAAAAACTTCAAAAAGATTTACGTGGATCAACCACAGACAGTCCAGGAACCTTTAATTGATGTACTGAATGGCAACAATACAGGTGGAGGCGGTGTAGTCAGTGAGACAACCACCGTCACAGCCTATGTTGTCACAGACGCGAAAACTTTACCAGAGAACTATGATACCATGTTGTCAACACTGAGAAACTCTAGGTTTGCTACAGCAGACGGTTATACACAGAGAACTACTCTTGTATCAACCAGTTTTGAAAGTGACGCACTGGTAACAGAGTTCAATTTTAATTTTTATAAAGTTTTAATTAACTAATAAGGAACTAATAAGATGGCTTATATCAATCCAACACCAGGTGGTGCTGATGAAGTTACATTAACCATTGCTATCAAAGATAACACTGATGGCAATATTGATGTACCAGCACTACAGGACATCACTATTAACAATAGTAATGATGTGTTTACCTGGAGCCAATTGGATCGTACTGCTAAACTTCAGGTTGCTACAACATCTACCAACTCAATAGCATGTAACATCGTCCTAGACGAAACTACATTCTTTGGTAATGCTACAGCAACAGCAGGTTCAGCGGCAGAAGCAGGTGTATTAGACTTATCTACACAGAAAACAGCAATTGACTTTTGGGTCAATGTTGGTACTAAAACTGTGTCAGGTGAGGGCTATGTCACTGGCTTGGCTCCAACAGCATCGGCTGACGCCCCAATTTGGGTTTCTCCAATTACTATTACAGTAGACGGTGAATACACAGTAGCCTAAGGGCAACACTGGGAATAAAGGCGTATATATTACGCCTTTTTTCTTATATAAATAGGGTAGAAGGACAAAAGATTAATGGAAGTAACAAAAAATAAAACACAACAAGAATTATTACAGAGTGTGTTAGCAGAAACAGCTAAAACTCTAAACGAAGTTAATTGTGCTATCAAAGATACCAACAAAGCACGTAATAGATTAACTTTTCAACTAGCAATACTAAACGATTTGATTAACAGAGAGGCAGATTAAATGAAATTATCACAACTAGCGGCAAAACCCCAACTAATAGAAATAACAATTGACGACAAAGACACTGTGGAAAAGTACGGTGAAGCAGTTTCGTTCTGGATATATGACCGTCATGACATAGAAACATTTGCTAAAATGGCCACAGTGGATCCAGATGACTTCAGTAAGGCCGCAGGTGTAGTAAGTGGTCTAATTATGGATGACAAAGGTCAATTAATATGTGGTAAAGGCCAGGAATTGCCCATTGACATTATGATGAAGGCTGTTACAAAGGTTATTGACGAATTGGGAAAGTCAGTGAATTCGACATCAGGGAAGGTGACAGACTCTTCGAAATAATGGTCACCATTGACTGGGTTGCTAAACGCTACGGTGTATTACCCAGTGAATTAATTGCTAGAGGCAATAGTATTGACGTTATGATGGCGGATTTAGGTGTTAGTTATGAAAATCACCTTAATAAAAAGGCAGAAGCAAAGTCCAAGGGTGGAGTAGCACCAGCACCCAAACTAAGCCAGGAAGAGATGGCTCAGATGTTGGAAAATGTTAGGAAACGTAAACAAAAATGATCAAGTATAAGGTAGAAATAGATAAAATTACACCAGATACTAAACGCAGAGCGAAAAAACTGAAGAAAGTTCCGTTCAAAGCACACAAAGAATGGGTCAAGGAGACACCTTATCGTTCTGGCAATGCCCGTAACAAAACAACACTAAAAGGCGATACTATTGATGCTAATTATCCCTATGCCAAGCGATTGGACGAGGGTTATAGTAAACAAGCACCAGAAGGTATGCTTAAACCCACTGTTCAATTTCTTAAACGTGAATTGGATAGGATTTTTAGGAAATAGCAATGGCTGATTTAAGATATAAAGTCCAGGTAGACACCAATGAAGCACAGCGTAGTCTTGGCGGATTAAAACAGAGAGTAAGTGGCTTAGGCACAGCATTCAAAGCACTGGCTGTTGGTCTAGTAGCCCGAGAACTTGTTCAGACTATTAGAACATTCCAGGATTTACGTCAGACTTTAATTACCATTGAAGGTGATGCCGGCAGAGCCGCCAAATCTTTTGACTTAATCAAACAGTTTACAGCACAGACAACATTCCAATTAGACGAAGTTACCAAAGCGTTTATTACCTTTAAGAACGCTGGCCTACAGCCTACTGAAACATTCATGAAGAACATCGGTAACATTGCCGCTGGTATGGGTAAGCGTATTGATGATGTTGCTCAAGCAGTGTTCAATGCCACAACTGGTGAATTTGAGATGCTCAAACAGTTGGGTGTCAAAGTTAAAACAGAAGGCGACAAACTAACTGTTAACTTCCGTGGTGTTGCTAAAACTATTGACAATGATGGCAAATCAATAATTAAATTCCTAAATGATATTGGTAAAGTAGAATTTGCCGGAAGTATTGAAAGACAATCAAAAACATTAACAGGTGCCTTATCTAATCTACAGGATAACTTTGCCCTAGCATTAAACGAAGTAGGTGAAGGCGGATTAACCACAGCACTGACTGAAGTTGCCAGATCAATGGGTTCAGTAGTAGGAGAATCACAAAGCCTAGCCAGAACAATAGGCAGTGTATTGGGTAGTGCTGTTAAATTGGTAGCAGATAACTTTAAGGTATTGGCCATTGCTGTTGGTGTGTTTGTAGCACAGGCCGCTGTGTCTAGAATAGCCGCCATGGTTACCATCTTTATAGGATTAGCCAAAGCAATTAGAACAGCAGTATTAGCTATGGTTGCTCTTAATGCCGCCATGGGTAAAAACCTAGTTTACAAACTAGCACAGGGTCTAGTATTAGTAGGCGGTGCTGTGGCTACATATTTTGGTATGTCCAGCACGGCTGTTGCTGACACTAACAAAGAACTTAAAGACCTAGAGAAGAGTTTAGACAACGTCAATAAAAAAGTGCCAGGTGGTGAGAGCTTTGACAGTGTAATAGCAAACATGGGCCAACAAGATAAAGGTCCAGACGATACCACTGTGGGTAAAATGAAAAAATATACCAACAGTGTTAATGAACTTGTGGAAAGTTATCGTTTTGCTAATCGTGAAACCCTACAATATTTAGACTTATCCACAAAAATGTTGGGCGTCAGTGAAGAAGACGCACTGTTAAAACGTGAACTTAATCAATTAAACGCAGAATACAGTAGACAGCTGGCTGACCTAGCCAAACGAAAACGTG